TTGTGTAGCTGCATAAGGATAACTTTTGTCAAACCTTGCAACTAAAAATCCATTATTGTCAATATAGTACGTTACTTTTCTATGATCAATTTTTACTTGATCATTAAATCGAGAATTGTAATTGTACTGTCTTACATCATTACCTTCACTTACACCTTTTTGTGTATCATTAATTAAAGTTTGTCCATCTGAAGCAAATCCACTTTCAATTTGATCTAATGAATAAGCAAAACCAGAACCATCACTTAAATTTACACTACCTTCATCACCATAAAAATTTACTTTTGAATAATACAAAATTCCTGTATTATCTTTTCTTAAAGTATGTATAGCTGACTCGTTATTATATCCTGTTGCTGTTTTTGATTTATTAACTAAGTAAGCCATTAATTATTTTCCTAATTATTTATACTATTTATAAAAAATATTATGTTATTTGTAATATACTCAGATATACACTTCCACCTGCAACGTCTGCCCACACTCTTATTGTATCGTTTGCTTGTAAATTTATTGGTTTATCTAAAACTAACGTATTTTGCGCCTGAACTTCTAAATTATTACCTATATAATAATAAGTACCACCACCCGCAACAGTAACTGCAATATTTACATGTAAAAATAATGTCTCATTTGTATTAGAAACATATAAAGCATGTATTACCGATGATGTATTTGCAGGTACAGTGTAAATATTTGCACTACTATCATTTGTAGTTCCTAGTGTCTGTGCTGCACTTGTAAATGTACTTGCCATAGTTTTAACCGAATATTATAGAATATGCTAAAGCATCTCCATCAGTTGCTAACACTCCACTATCATTAGGTAATGATATTGTATTTGTTTTTGTAGGTTCAACAACAGTTAAATTTGTATGAAAAGCATTATCGTAATTTCCTTCAAATGTTATTACAGAACCATTTAACCAAAGATCATAAGAAGTTTTATTTCCATGAGATAAGACATCTTGAATTGTAACTGCTCCTGCGCCTCCGATTTCTCTTATTACATCTTGTGATGATCTTGTATAAAATTTACCATCGGCAATGTTCATTGCCAATTCACCAACTTGTAAAGTTGATATATCAGGAACAGCAAATTGTGTTTCTGAACGTTTAGGTTTAATTACCGTTGTCATTATAAATTACTTTCTAAAAATATTTTTTATTTTTTCAATAGTAGTAAAATTTTTTCTATCTTCTTTTTTTGCAACGCTATAACCAATTAAAAATGAACCGGTCATAACTGTTAAAATTGCTAAAATGTGCCAAATTAAAAAAGTCATTAATATGTTCCTCCGTCTATTGTTGTAATTGCTACTGAACCTGTTGTAACTGTAAAATTATCTGTTGGAAAAAATGCAACACCTAATGCACTACTTGTAGCAATATTTGCATTAATTGTTACATTGCCACTTGATATAGTAGGTGTAATTGCTGTTCCATCAGCAAATGTTAAAGTGCTATTTAAATTAGTTATATAAGAATGACTATGAGCATCTGCAACTGTAAAATAAGGTGTAGATAATTTTGTATTATCAATACTACCTGCTAACATTGCATTTGTAATACCTAATGCTTTAACTCTTAAAGTATTAGAAAATATTTCTATAGAACTATTATCTACTTGGACAGCAAGCGTATTTCCATTTTTAGTTAAACCATTTCCTGCAACAACTTCACCAGCACCTGAAAATTGTGTTACTGTTAATTCTGTAAAACCTATAGTTAAAGAACCAGTGTATGTAAATACATAACCATTTTTAGCATTTGAAGTTCCTTCAGATACAAAAACAAAAGAACCAGAAGTTAATTGAGCTGGAGTATTTGCATCTGTGGTTCTTGTTAACACCCATGGTGAAGAAACTGAACCAACACTTGTAACTGAGTAAACACCATTATATGCATCTAATGCACCCGCAGCAGGTTCATCTTTTACTAATACTCTATCTCCTACTAAAACTGAAACTCCATCAATTACTAAAGTAGCATACGGAGAAGATTTTGTTATTGTAGCACCAACACCTGCAGTTCCATTATTATAAGTATATGTTCCTAAAGGTGCAGTTGTAGCAACTCTTGCAGCCTGCTTAATATTTAAACCTTGAGATACTTGATCAACGTAATCTTTTGTTGCTAAAGATAAAGAAGAAAATCCTGATCGATCTTTATAACCAGATGGAACTTTAATTGTTCCAGTACCGTTAGGTGATAAATTAATATCTCCGTTTGTATTATTAGATTGAATTGTATTTCCAGATATTTCAATATTATTTACAATTAAATCTGTTAAACCTGCAAGTGTAGTAGAAGTAGATCCTAAACTTATAGAAGTAGAACCAATTGTAACTGATGAATTTTGTAATTTTGCATTTGTAACAGTAGAATCTGCTAACTGAGTAGTTCCAATAGAACCATTTTTAATAGCAAAATTAACGTTATTACCAGAAACGGTAGTTGAAATTTGATTACTTCCTACAAAATCTAAAGTGCTAGTTGTTGTAAAACTATTTGTTCCTGTATCACCTGCAATTGTAAATGTTGCAGGGACAGTTGCAAAAGATAAAACTCCATTACCATCAGTTATTAAAGTTTGTCCATTTGTACCTGTTGTAGTAGGTAAAGTTAAAGTTACATTGTTAGATAAAGAAGAAGGTGCTTTAACTGTAATTGAATATGTTCCATTTAATGTTGCTTCATTAAATTTAATTGCTCCACCTGTACTTGGACTATTTCCAACTATAAGTTGATCAATTGCTTTATTTGCATCAACTAAAATAGCACTTGATGCTGAAAGTGTTCCAGGAGTTGCACCTAAAAGACCTGTAAAATATTTACCTCCAATAGCAACTTGTTGCGATGCATTTCCGTTTCCATCTACTGGGCCTACACCTATAAAAAGTCTATCTCCTAGTGTGTTGTACGTTCCTGCAGCATATGAATACGAAAGTTCTCCGATTTTTGCTGTTGCCGGGGTACCTACACCACTTGAGGTTTTAATTTTAATTATAGTTGCCATTTATTAATACTCTCCTCCATTGAGTGTTAGATTTCCAGTAGTAGTAATAACATTAGTTGTAGTAAAAAATTTTTGATCGCTTGCTCTATATTGTAATATAGCGCCATCTGCGATACCAGAAATATCTACATCATTTAAAAGAGAAAGTTTTAATGCCGAATTTTGTGCAGTTAAATTATTTAAACTGCCTGCAGAAGGTAGTGTTACAGATACCTGTTGTGGTTGTAATGGACTTCCTTGAATATTTGCAACAATATAAGACAATGATTTCTCCCTATTTACTGTATATTTATAATATTTTTTAGTTTATATTATAATATATTATGATGTACTTACTTGAGGTCTAACAGTCATTATTCCTTCAACAATTCTTGTTGATTGATTAAAGGAATCAGTTATTTTTACATCATATACATAACGTGCAGCGTCCAAAGCCGCAGTTTGTGAAGCAGTTAAAGAAAGAGAAACCATTCCCGTAGAAGTGTTTATAGATGCGGTTATAGGTGTTTTAGTTGCAGTAGATGAATAACTTTTTGCCATTTTAGCAGTAACAGTATATCCTGTTAGATTTAAAGCATTACCTACTAAATCTTTTACTGAAATATCCGAGGAAAAAGTTGCACCTTGGTCAATATTTAAGTTTGCTATTGCACCCATTTACTTATTTATTTTTTTTCCGTTGTTTCTATTTCTTGTACTATTGGTTGTTGATCTGCTAATTTTTCAACAATTTTTCCGTTATAGTATTCTGTCAATACATCAATTTTTTCAATCTCAATTACTAATCGAGTTTTATTTTGTTGTATTTCTTGTCTAGCGATGATGTAATTTTTTAGTTCATCACTAAATTTTGTTTCATCGTAGTTTTGTCCGTTAATTGTAATTGCCATAATTATTCACTCCTTTTAAGTTATTATACATTATTATATAAAAAATGTCAATCATATTTATATATTTATTTTGTCTTTAGGTTCAATATAACTTAAAGATATTTCAGATATGTATATATTATTATTTGCATTAAATATATCAATAATAGAATTAGTCCACTCATCAGGAGTATGACCTCCGCTTTTATCGTTAATATCTACATTTAATAATTGTTTTAATTCTTCTTTAGTATAATATTTTTCCATATCTTTAATTAATTTTTCATTTTTAATTGAAACAGTTCCAGGACGTAATAAAGAAATTAAAGGCCATTTTGATTTAAAACTCAATTGTCTTGATGCATCATCTAAAGATAATTTTTGATTTCTATATAAATTTA